ACAGAAATTTGATGGTGGAATTTATTACTGGGACACTTCCAGTGGACTTTCAAGCAATGTGGCGGCTACAACAAGCGTCTCTAATGGACCAACCAAGAGTAGATTAATGATGGTATCCGGTGATGACCGACACGTGATTTGCTTTGGAACGGAAACAACTATTGGTACAACAACCACACAGGACAATATGTTTATACGTTGGTCAGATCAGGAAGAAGTTAACACTTGGACACCGACAGCTACCAATACGGCAGGGTCTCAAAGGCTTACTGCAGGAAACAAAATTAATGCAGCTGTAAGAAGTAGGGGTGCAATACTTATTTGGACTGATATAGCCCTATACCAGATGCAGTTCATTGGCCCACCTTTCACTTTTGGATTCAAGCAACTAGGTGATAACTGCGGAGCGGTTGGAATTCATACGGCCATTGATGTTAGTGGTATAGCTTATTGGATGGGTCATGATTCATTCTTTATGTTTGATGGTGCAGTAAAAAAGATTCCATGCACAGTGCAGGATTATGTCTTTGATGACATTAATCCAAATGCAGTAGGAGATATTTATTGCGCAACTAATTCGGATTTCAATGAAATAATATGGTTCTATGCTGCCAGTGGATCACTTCAAATAAATAGGCATGTGACTTTCAATTATGCAGAGAACTTATGGCATACAGGATCCTTATCGCGAAGCACTTGGGCTGATCGTGGAGTTTATGCCAATCCGTATGCAACTGAATTTGATTCCGATGATTCTACTGCAACAATTTCAACTATCTACGGTAATAAGGATGGAAGAACTTTTGTCTATGCACAGGAAAAAGGTGTCAATGCTGCAGGATCGGCAATGACTGCCTACATTGAATCAGGAGATATTGACATTGCGGATGGTGATCAATTTATGTCCATTTCCCGTTTCATTCCTGACTTTAAGAACCAAACAGGAACGGTGGATATGACAGTGAAGTCTCGTCCTTATCCAGCATCATCACAAACAACTAATGGACCGTATGCAATAACGACAAGCACAACAAAACAGGATACACGTATAAGGGGAAGGCAACTAGCACTTCGCATTGAGAGCGACGCCATTGATGAGGATTGGAGATATGGAACACTGCGATTCGACGGGAAACCAGACGGGTTAAGAGGAGCATAATGACAAAAATTACAGTACCATTATTACCACACGCAAAAGAAGAATATGACCAGTCACAGATGGCACAATTAATACAAACACTGGAGCAATTGATTTTTGCTCTTAACAACACATACACATCGGAGCCACTTAGAAATGACGACGAGGCGGTTGCATGGTTTTTAGGATAAATGGCAAACGTATATACAAATTACAAAGCTGTCTTAACGACAAGCGAATTGACAACTCTCTATACGGTGGGATCGGAGACGACGGCTATTATAAAATCCCTTCGTGTCACTAATATTGATGAGGAAAATGACTGTAAAATTAGGGTTTTTGTTGTGGATACGAGCAGCGTGAGTTATACGTTAGAGGCAAACAGGAATGTTCAAAAAGGGACCTCAGAAGAGCTGTTCAACAGCTACTCTTTTTCAACATCCCCAGTCGTACTAAAGGAATCGGAGGTTCTGAAGGTACATGCGGAGAACGGAGGAGATCTTCACGTGATCCTCAGCGTACTGGAGATAAGTTAATTATTGCATTAAGGAGAAAAAATGGCTATAAATGATAATATTACCGTGATGGCTGGGAAAAGAACTTTTCCCTCACAAGACGTGGAAACTAAATCCACGGTCAAGCACGCCACTACAGGGGAGGTCTATGCTAATGAAGAAGAAGCAAAGGCTGACATCAATAACCCTGCAACCAACACAACAGAACAAGACATAAGACGGGACGTCGCGATCAGCGTAAATAAGTTACCTGACATATTCGGTGGAACCGCATAAAAAGGAGAAGATAAAATGCCAGATTATGGAGACGATAGGGGATTTAGAATGAATGTCCCGCAGAGAGTGGTACGGCCCAACATAGGAGTTGATCGTGTGGGACCAGGAACTAATTATAATGGAGGATACGGTGGTAAAGTACAAAATCCTGCCATTTCCTTTTCATCGCAACCAGGAGGACCATCCAATGAATATCTTAAACGTCCAATGGGACGGGGACGTTTTGAAGGACGATCGTTTGGTCCACCACCAAACATAGGAATTGATCGTATGGGTGGTATATTTTCAGGTCGCAATGCAGGAAGTGATATGATGTCCGATTATTATAATAATCAACTAGGCTGGGGTGATCAATTACAGAGTGCGATTGGTGGAGCAGGAGAAGTTACTCCTACACAATACACTGACGATGATAAAGCAATACAAAGAGGACTGTGGAAGCAAGCTAATAAGAATGTTAACCCAGAGGGGATGACTCCAATGCCTCAAATTATACAAGAATGGGAAAGATTACAAGAAGAGTACTGGCGACTAAAAGCCCAGGGCTATCGGCCAGGAGAATAAATGGGATTCCTAAGCAAACTATTTAAGAAAGCAAAACCGTTTCTTCCAATGGCGCTGTCCATGTTTGGACCGCCAGGACTGAATGCTCTAGCCGGTTCAACCTGGGGTACAAAGCTTGGCCTTGGATCACTCTTTAGTGGAATGAACCCCATGGCGAGGAACATGCTTATGCAGTCTGCCATGGGATACGGAACAGCGGCGTTGTCAGGATCGAAGCGTCCTGAGAAGGCGGCGATGTACGCAGGACTCGCGTCACTTCCGTTCTCATACATGAGCGCATCACAGGCGGCGAATGCATTTAATAAACAGCATGCAGGAACGAAAGGATGGGAAAGATATTTGGATCCATCAGTTACAAGTGGTGCAGGAGAAATTGTCAGGGGACCTGCTGGCATGACTTCATGGAAACCGCAGTACGGATTCAGGGAATTCGGTGAAGCGACTCCTAGAGTCAGTGCGTGGGACATACTCAAGGGCGATTACTCTAAAGGATATCAATTGCCACCTGACGTTGTGAGAGCTGACATACTTGATAAGGAAGGGACATACATGAACATTCCTGACGTAGGCAGAACTAGGGTGAAAATAGCTCCGGGTGAAAACATACCACTGGACGCTGACATATTCTCAAAAACTTCACAAGGCGGTACAGGTTTCGGTGGAAGAGAACTTCCGGAAGCAGGCACGAAAACAGTTGACTGGATACCAACGATGGCGTCACAGGCCGCGGCGATGTACGGCGGAAGAATGACGCCGGAAGAGGAATGGGAAGCGGCACAAAAGAAAAGAAAAAAAGAATTAGCATGGATGTACGGCGTCCCTGAAGATATGATCGAAGGGGAAATGACCAATCCATGGTCTGATGCCTATGGAGGTTTTTGGAACCGTGGAGGCATAGCTTCCCTTGAAAATGGGGGAGATGTCAGTGGACCGGGAACTGGAACATCGGATTCAATTAATGCAAACTTATCGGACGGTGAGTTTGTCATGACTGCAAAGGCAGTCGAGAACCTTGGTAATGGGGATCGTTACGCAGGAGCTAGGAAAATGTACAATCTTATGAACGTACTCGATCCCGAATCAGAAACCATGTCGGAGGTGATATAATGGGAAAAGGAGCAGCATTAAGGGGATTTGGAGCAATTTTAAAAAAAGCAAAACCAAAATCATCCTATCCAAAAGCAAAACCAAGAGGAAAAGGATCTATGAGAGCTGAGACTGTAGTAGATAAGTTTAAAAGGAGGACAGCTCCTAAAGCTGAACCAGTAAAAAAGAAACCTATAATTCCTGAGTTTGAAAAAGGAGTAGGAACAGGTGCAGTATTAACTTTAGCATTAGCAAAACTTAAAGAGTCAAAAAAAGTAAAAAAAGAGGCTGACGCTAAGCAAGATAAAAAAATGAAAAAAGCTATAGAAGAACACAAGGAAAAGACCAAGAAGAAACGTAAAAAATATGGGAAGCACCATGGGTAGATAATGGAATGGAGGTTCTTGGAACCTAACGACTTCGAGTGGATGATGAATGTATCCAAGGAGCACCATGAGGAGTCAGACTGGAGCGAGGTTGAATATGATGAGGGAAAGGTTGAGAAGTACGTAGGCTCCATGACCAATGATCCAAACTATTTTGGGATCGTTGCACTGAAGGATGAAGAGAGGATTGGGTTCATGGCTGGGAAGATGTTGGAATACAACTTCAGCCACGAGAAGTTTGCGAGGGAGCTTGAACTGTATGTCGAACCCACGAAACGAAACGGAATGACAGGAATATTTATGATGAGAAAATTTATTGACTGGGCGAAGATGAACGGAGCACGAGAAGTGTACTTCGAGCCACGCCTTTCGGACAATGAGACAAACAAATTTAAGGCGATGGCAAAACGCCTAGGTATGGAACATTTTGCGAACGGTTATAGGAGGAAATTATGAGCTGGGGTGGCGGCGAAGACCCAAGTGGCACAACATTTCAGACACAGTTTACCAGAGACGCACCTCAGATAGAAGCGAGGAAAATGGGTCTTATGGGCGCTGCGGAGCAGTATGCCCGCTTTGGTCAGAATCCATGGGAACTTAGCCATCCGGATGCAGGAGTTGGTGACCCAGGATTTGGAAAATATACATATCAAGGACCTGCCGGAGGCGATATTGCACCAGGAACAGAATGGGGAGATCTAAGTAGACAACAAAGGGCGCAGCAAGGACAGGTAAATATTCCACAGCAGCAAGTTGCGGCGTTTAATCCACAACAGCTAGATGCATTTAATAGAGCTACTCAAGGAATAGGAGCATATGAACCATACTTGCAGGACGCAAAAGGTTTTGCACAACAGGCGACGCAAGCATATGACCCAACCACAGGTTATCAGGACTACATGAATCCATACCAGCAACACGTCACCGCTGGAATAGAAAGCCAGTTCCAAAAATTGCAGAACCAGGCCGCCGCACAGGCAGGACAGGTTGGAGCGTTTGGAGGAGCAAGGCAAGGAGTACAGACTGCGGAGCTAGGAAGGCAACAAGCAGAAGCAGTGGGAGTGTCACAGGCACAGAATTATCAACAGGCGCAACAACAGGCGCAACAACAATTTGCAGGACAAATGGGGAGATATGGTCAGGCAGCAACTCAAATGGCTGGACTTGGAGGACAGGCACAGCAACAGGGACAGTCAGACATTGCGTCACTGATGGCGTCAGGATCCGTGCAACAACAAGCACAACAACAATTCTTGGATGCACAGTACAGACAGCAGTTGCAACAAACGTATGAGCCATACCAGCGATTAGGATTTGTTTCCGACATCTATCAGGGTATGCCTTCAAGTGCTATGGCGACAGCGATGGGAACATCACCTGGAACTAGCCCACTTGCACAGGCCGTTGGAACTGGAATCACAGGACTCGCTGCATATCAGGGCTATCAGAACTTACAAGGAGGTTAAAAATGGGAAACCCATTTCTTAGACCTCTTTTCAAACCAATATTGAACAAGGCCGCAAGGTCAGCCTACAGAATGACTGGAACGGCACAGGAATTTGCAACGCGTGCGGCAGAAAAGGCACGTCCTTACGCAAAGAACTACATGGACGCTGCTGCCGGCAATCAGGGAAGATTCAAGCAGGCAGTCGCCCTTGGAGGACCACTTGCAGCATACGGTTCCATACCAGAAAGAGTACAGACATTACCTATAGATGAAATAGTAGAGGAAAAACCAACAGAAAAAAAACCTCCTGAAGATGATTTATTGACATTTCCTGAGAATGAAAAAAATAAGATAGTTGATGAAAATACGGAAACACATGAAGAGTCTAACGCTACAGGTGATTCAGTAGAGGATTCAGAGACAACCAATACTGCTCTATTGGAGCAGTCTAACATGTACGCAGGACTTATTGACAATGACAGCCTGAAAAGAATTGAAGGGTATAAGGATGTTATAAGGCAGATCATGGGAGATGGTAATGAAGGACAGAAGATGCAGTCACTTGCAATGCTATTGCAGGTTGGATCGGCACTTATGTCAGGAAGAACAGACCAGCCAGGAGTGGCAGGATTCTTCGATGTCGTAGGACAGGCGGGGATGCAAATGGCGCCGACACTGTTCCAGATGGGCGTGGAGAAAGGAAAGGCGGATAGAGAAATAGGAGCCGCTGCCCTTAACATGTACATGTCCGAACTGGATAAGATGAATGATCGAAGTGGACCGTTCACCGTTGTCTATGAGAATATATATAAACAAAATGATAAGGGAGAAATGA